GGCCTCGGCACGTGGGGAACGCCACGTACTTCAGCGACTGCGGGAGCTGGTGTCGCGCTGTATTCGCGCGTTTGGCAATTTGATACGTACGGGGAAGTCTTAATCCTGCAACTAGTCAACGGTGGTGTGTACGAATGGGCTCCTGGCCCTACCGCCTTGACTACCCGTGCAACGGCGATTAGCGGCGCTCCAACAAAGAGCAAGTATGCGTTGGTCTCTACACCAGACCGACACCTTATTTGCTTTGGAACGGAAAGCATTATTGGTGATCCGACATCGGTTGATCCGATGTATGTCCGCTTTTCAAACCAAGAGGACATTAACACCTTTGTTGCCACTGCAACTAACACGGCTGGCGGACAACGGCTCACGGACGGAAACGAGATCGTTTCTGCCCTTCGTTCTCGTGGTCAGATCTTAATCTGGACCGACACCTCCCTGCATGGCATGCAGTACCTTGGGCCTCCGTATACGTTCGGTTTCCAGCAACTTGGCGCTAACTGCGGATTGATTGGTCCGCATGCGTCTGCGGACGTTAACGGCGTTGCTTATTGGATGGGCAAGGACGCCTTCTTCGTGTTCGACGGTACGGTCAAGAAACTTGCATGTACTGTGCAGGACTATGTGTTCAAAGACATCAATGTCGTACAAGGCACGAAAGTACACGTCGGAATTAACGCTCAGTTTAACGAAGTAACGTGGTGGTACTGCTCAGTTGGCAATGACTACATCAACCGTTGCGTGACCTATAACTATCTTGAAAACGTATGGTCAATTGGAACGCTTTCCCGTACTGCATGGCAGGATTTGGGCACGTTCCAAAAACCCATCGCTTCTGACTACGACCCAACCAGCACTGCTGCCACGATTTCCACTATCTATGGGCTTACTGCTGGAAGATCCGTTCTTTATAACCAGGAAGATGGGTTTAATGCGGATGGGTCTGCGATCGTTTCCTATGTGAAATCCGGGTATTTCGACATCGGAGACGGCGACAACATGATGTACATGAAGCGGTTCATCCCCGACTTCAAAAACCAAGTGGAAGATCTCACTGTACATCTGTTGTTGCGTCCGTACCCACAGGCGACGGCAGTGCCGAGTTCTTTAGACCCTTATGTCATTGCTCCAAATACGGACAAGGTTGACACTCGTGCACGCGGACGGCAGATAAGCCTACGCATTGAAAGCGACGTAGTGGATTCAAATTGGCGCTTTGGCACGATGCGCGTTGACATCCAGCCCGATGGCCTGCGATGAGTAAGGTCAATAACGTACGTCTGCCTAATGCTGCAACAACGGGGTATAGCCCCGAGCAGTTCAACCAGCTCGTACGTTCGCTTGAACAGGTGATTTTTCAGTTAAACAATACTTACACCCCAGTAACGAGCGATAACGTCAACCAAAACATTTCTTTTTATGAGGGGGGCGGAACGAGTGCCTTGGTCAACGCAGGGCAAACAGCGTTGCTGCCACATGGGGCCTTCCACGATACGACCACGCAAACCGCCGCTGCGATCAGTACGCCCTATGCGGTCACGTTTAATACGACGGATCATACCTACGCAACTTATGTAGGGACGCCGACTTCTCGTATCTACGTTGATGTCGCAGGGGTTTATAACTTTGAGTTCTCTCTTCAGTTAGATAAGACTGCTGGGGCTACTGGGAATATCTGGGTCTGGCCCAGGATCAACGGATCTGATCTTGCCGATAGTGCAACAAGGCTCGCGATCCAAGGAACAGCAGCCGAAACTGTTGCAGCCTGGAACTTTTTATTGGACGTCAACGCAGGCGATTATTTTCAATTGATGTGGGCGGTTGACGATACCCGTGTTCGTATCCAAGCGGAGCCCGCCACCGCCTTCTGCCCCGCGATCCCGTCCGCTATCTTGACGGTCACTCTTGAGTCCGCGTTGGGTTAATCATGGCCAATAAATTCTTCAGAAAACACGTCATACCTTCAGCCGCGGCGGAAACCGAGATCTACCAGGTTCCGGATGCGAACGTGGCTGTCGCAAAGTCCCTACGGGTGACGAATGCTAACGGATCACGGGCCACGATCACGGTTTCGGAGTTCGATAACGGCACTGGCACGGAGTATTACCTGCTAAAGAGCTACATCCTGGCCCCAAACGCCACGATTGACGTGTTTAACGGCGTTCCGTTGGTCTTACAGGCGGGGGATTCGTTACGGGTGGAGTCCAGCGTATCAACCGTACACTTTTATCTTTCATACATGGAGATCGACCGGGCATAGCCGGTGGACAACCGTTGACAACTTACCCCATAATCCAAGCCACTTTCGCGTCCTTTCCCGGCGCGCGACCCCTTGTAGGGTCTTTGGCAACCACAGGAAAGGACCGTCATGGAAAATGAAGGCATCATGGCGTTGCCGGAAGGGCAGCCCAACACGAAAGAACAACCGCTTCCTGCCATCACGAGTGGTGACTCGTATGATGCGGCAACTACCGCGCTTTCTCGGGTAAATCCCGAGCAATTAGCTGCTTATAAGCAGGTTATCCGCAAGGAAATTGAGTCCCTTCAGCTCTCTCCTTCGGACCTTGAGACGATGCTCGAGATCGTCGAGTATTTGTCCCAAAACCCGGCTAAATACGAAGAAACGCTCAAGCAACTGATCGACCAGGACTACGTTGAGGTTGGCGATCTGCCAGAGCAGTACGACGCCGTGTTCCTTGGCGCGATGCTCGCGGTCCTTAACGAGGTCAAGCTCTCCCAGGCCGAATTGGCGCAGGCTCCGATGCAGATGGAGCCGACCATGGAGGGCATGCCGCCCGCTGGTATGGCCAAGGGCGGCCTTGCAGATGTTGCGCAGTACATCGCCTCCCAGGGCCGTAATAACGACACGATGCTGGCGCATATCACGCCCATCGAGGCGCAACTGCTTCAGTCGATGGGCGGGTCGGGCACGATCAATCCGCGTACCGGACTTCGCGAGTTCGGTTTCTTCAGTTTTATCAAGAAGGCGTTCAAAGCGGTGGCGAGTGCGGTCAAGTCCGTGCTCAAGAATCCGATTGTGCGCATCGTGGCGACCGTGGCACTGGCCACGGTCCTCGGACCAAGCGGCTATGCGCTCATGTCCTCTTCCGCCGCTGCCGCTACGGCCGCTGGCGCTACGACACTCGCCGCTGGTGGAAACCTCAAGGACGCGTTGATCGCGAGCGCCACTTCGTACTTCGGTGCGGGAGGCACGATTGGTGGCGTTAACCCCGCATCTGCCATCGCCAGCAAGGTTGGGCAGTTCTTGCCGGGCGGGGCAACGGGGGCAGTGGCAGGTGGCGTTGGCGCAGGGCTGACCGGAGCTGGTATTGGCATGTTGGCGGGCATGAAGCCTTCCGATGCGCTGCGTATGGGTGCCATGCAGGGCCTTACGACGGGCGCAACACAGGCCTTCCAGAACTGGCGTGCAGGACAGCAGCCGGCCCAAGGACAACCGACCACGGAACAGCCGGCAGCGCAGCAGGCTCCGGCCGCAGAACAACCGGCAGTGCCCGAAGCCGCTGCTCCGACCCCAGTACAGGCCGGGGAGCAAGTCGGCGCAGGCGCTCCGGGTGCAATTGGGACCGCTCAACAAATGGGCCCGCTGCTTTCGCCCACTGCGACGCCTAGTCAGCTGGCCTCTTCTGGCATGCGGTATGACCCATTTACGGGTACATACAAGCCTTCTGCGTTTAGTTCTGCTGCGAGCGGAACACTGCAGCAAGTTGCCAACATGCCCGCCAGCACGTGGACCGAGCGTCTTGGGCAGGCATTCAAAAATCCGTCGATGGAGACGGTCAAGAACGCGTTTTTTGTCAATCCGAACGCTGCTCCCGGTACTTTGATGCGTTATGCCCCTGCGGCATTGACGACAGTCGGTATTGGCGCGTTGACCGGAGGGTTCAAAGAGGAACCCGTCAACGAAGCCCCGTTGTACGACCGTACGCGTACCGGAACCAACTACATCAAGGAGCATCCGGAGCTCTTTGGTGGCACTTTGGGGCGCGTAGAGGGCATGCCTGCCCCATATAACCCGTATATCCCGACTCCGGCTTACTCGACGCTTCCGACTACGACGCCGAGAATACCGACACCGCCGACCGTTATGCCAAAAGGTGCCACGGCACAGCCGTATGGCATTGTGCAGCCTTATAACGTGGCGGGTCTTTATGGCGTTCCTGAGCTTTCTGCCCCGGTACAGCAGCCTGTATATGCGGCAACTGGCGGCCAGATGACTAAATTCCCACGTAAAACAGGCCCGATTAACGGTCCTGGCACCGGGACTTCTGATTCCATTCCGGCGATGCTTTCGGACGGTGAATTTGTGTTCACCGCAAAGGCAGTTCGCAATGCAGGCGGCGGTAGCCGTCGCAAAGGCGCAAAGCGTATGTACGCTTTGATGAAAAAACTCGAAGGCGGTTCGGTCGAAGGGTAAAACACCATGGCAGATTCAGTTACTCAACAAATCGTCTCCGAAACCCCAGAGGTTGAAGCCTATAAGCTAGATCTGCTTAAACAGGCTCGCGATCTCGCGTTCAATATCAAGCGCGACCCGGTGACCGGTGAGGTCATCGGATCAACGACTCCGCTTGGCCAGCAGTTGCCGGGCTACCAAGTCGCAGGGTTCTCGCAAGACCAATTAAACGCCATGCAGGCGGCGAGAAACCAAGGCATCGGCAATTACATGCCGTATATGACCTCGGCTAACCAAGCGCTTGGCTCCGGTGTCGCAACGACAGCGGAAGCGGCGGACTATTTGCGTGGAGCG